ATTTTTCGCCGTCAAATTCTGCGCTATTTCTAAGCACGCCCCAACGACTGCCTGTGTCGTAACGATAGCCTAGTGCAACACCTGCCAGTCCTGCTGCTGCAACTGCTGCCGCATACTTACCTAATCCCATCTTACCAAAGTGACCTGGCTCACCTGCTGCTGCTGTCTTCAAGTACGGTAATACTTCTGCTAGTTTAGCATGTTGGCGAACAATGCGAGTTAGGTTTGCTACTGTTTGCTTCTGATCTTCAGGCGATGTCTTGCTCCAATGCGTTAGTGCGCGTCGAGCATTACGTAGGCGAGCATCCTTAGTTCTTAGGGCGCGTTCCGCGCGTAATAGGGTTTGTTCTGCGTAAGTTGAATCAACATTGCCCTTGCCAAGCTCTTTGTAAAGGCGTAATAGCATTCTTGCGCCAGCCTTGCCAATTGTATTATTCTCATTTTGCGCCATATATGTTAGCACATATAGGTCTGTACCAGTTGGACGGAAGAAATCAAAGTTGCCAAATGCACCTGATTTAGCTGCATATTTCTTTGCCCAATTGTGTGTTTTTGGATTTAGTGCTAGTGCAATAGTGGATAACAGGACTGCATAAAGTAATTCATTTGCTTGTGCCTCACTATATTTGTCCATAGACTGTTTGCTACGGAAAATCCGACTCTCACAAAGTTCATGTACTAATAGATATTTGCTCATTATTACTTATTGAAATTTTGCTGTGAAAATTCCATCCTGTTTACTAATTTCGTTGCGTCACCTGAGTGACCTAATGCTACAAAGCCCTCAGGGTTTGTAACTTCAAATCCATTGCCTGATCGAATAAACGTTTTCATTCCATCAATAGTATTTAGCTTGTTTATGAGGATGAGTTTGATCTCATTTAGGTGATTGTATAGATCAATAAGCTTATACACGCTATTTTGATTATGCTCAATAAATGATTTCTTGTCCTCTACTTTTTGGTGCCTCTTTTGCTTTGCTAGATCCGACTTCAAATCGCCTACATCTTGCAATGTGCGTTCTTTGTGGAATTGCAGGAATTCCTTTGTAAATTCTGCTGAATCTTTAATATGCTGGCCTGCGCGTACATTAGCGTTGATAAATATCTGAATCGTTTTCTTGAATTCGGAATTGTTCACTATTTTCTCAAGCTCTGCTTTGCCTAACTCGGTCAGTCTAGCTTTTGCTGCAATTATTTCCTGACGTAGATGTTCATCTTCTTCAAGTGTTAGCGATGCAATGCCTGTTAAGTCTTTATATTCGGCATCGTCATACCAAACATCGGACGTTTTGTTCAAGCCGCTTATATCAATGTCAAATGTTTTCTCTGCGTCATTAAGTGTTTCACCACCTATATATGCTGTATGAAATACAATGCCAAATTTTGCACGTTGTATTTCCTTAGCTAAATCTGAGTCTGCTTCTACAGCATATGTAATTGTGTTCGGCGTAAATACGATGTAATTCTCATTGTTAATTGTGCGTTGCTCTAACATATCCTTAACAAACATAAGATCGCCTTGCAATACGTCTTTAATGCCTAGTTTCTTTAACTCAGTATAGGCAATAGCCATCTTATTTACAAAATCTTCAGGCGCACCCTCATAAAACTTTTTCAAGTCGGATGGTTTCTTAATCATTTTTGGATTCTTGGAAAATGCTGCCTTGCCACCAACAAAGAACCTGCCGTCAGCGGGATCAATGCCTGCAAAGATCGCAGGGGCACCGTCAAACTTGACTGTGACCTTGCCGCGCTTGCCTCGGCCTTTTGCTAGCATGTTACGTACACCTGTTGCTAGTTTAAGAGATTCTATTGCGCCCGCATAACCACTATCGAAAACTAGGTCTTCGAGATGCGCGATATGAGGGTTTTTCGCCTCTGTTAGTAGTTCTCTAGCTCTCATTGTGTGCCTTTACCAAGCCTCAGGGGCATCCTTCATGTTTCTTCGAGGACGTTCTTTGTACGGTGCAAGTTCAGGTGGTAGTTCATCATCAATACCGCGTGTCCCTAGTGACCAAGCCATGCGTTTAAAAATTGCCGTTTGCTCATCTGGAGAATATGCCTTTTTAACTCCATCAATAATAGACTCTAAACTGTTTAGTGCTTCTGGGCCTGCTTTGCCTTTGAATAGAATCTTTGCAATCTCGTCTGGGTTTCTAGTAGGCTCAATAATGACTTCGACGTTTTGCTTCTTAAGCCACTTGTCGCCTTTTTGAATTCCTGTTTTGCGAACTTTTTGTAATCCGTCTTTCTTACCCCATGACCAACGTTCAGTTGTAACTGGGCGATCATGAGAATCCATTTTTTTACTTGCTTTGTTGTCAAGTAATGCTGCGACTGTTGCTAGTGCTAGGTTGCGATGCGCACCTTTGTATTGCGAAGTCTTGCCTGGAGAGTGGAAAAATGTGCGCATCCAATCAACGTCACCTGGGATCAAGTCAACTTGTACTAGGCCAGTACGTGGCTGACGTTCTTGTTTTGATTCGTCGTAATTTGAAATTGGGAAGCGTAGAGTCAAGATGTTCGACACCATCTTCACGCTATCTGCGCCAAGCTTCTTAGTAATTTTGTCATGCATGACCTTAACTTGCTCTGGCTCAACGTCTAGTGCAATATCAATATCGCCTGAGTAATCTGTTTTGCCAACACTACCGAGCGCCTGACTGGCTGCTTGCGGATAGCCAATATATTTCCCAATAGCTTTTAGAGTAGGTTCGATTTCCGAGATATGAATTGCACCTACATCAGGAAATACGTTGCCACCTTCAGCTATAGGACGTAGCGTTTCTAATAGCTCAAATGCTCTCATTATCTTTCCAGAGGTTCGTCGTCACCTGGCTGCGGATCATATGCAACAGCAGGACCTTCGGCGTTTTCGTCGCCACCTAGACCCGTTACTAGTTCGTCGTAATCAGCCATTGTTAATGTATTGCCGTCAGGCGACAGATTAATAAGGTTGTCAGCAAGGCTGTGCAAATCCATATCAGTCTGTGCATCTTCTCTTGAAAATTCAAGTAAACGAATTAACAGTGGAATATCTACTGTAACTTCATCTCTCGGATTTGCAGTTTGCGCCATCTCGACTGCTTCCATTATTTTTCGCATTTCGTTCATAGTACTTGCTCTCTTGTTATTTTATAAATCTTCACATCACTCAAATCATAAGTTACCCAATCTTGGCGACCGCCCCAGCCACCAGAGCCAGCCATCTGATATTGCCTATCTTTTCTGCTGTTGAGACTGATGCTGTCAACCCTGCGTGTTTCCTCATCAAATGGAACGTATGCTTCATATCCATCTTTAATGTTGCCGCCGAATCGTTTGTTACCAAAATACTTTAGCACTTCTCCTGGGTGTCGCGAGTTAAAGAATTTTTCGTGACTGGAGCGAGAACGTCCTGGCATTTCATCCAAGTCTTCAACCGCTTCCATAATTTTCCTCATTTCGTTCATAATTTAGTCCTTGATAAAAAATCCTGCGTTTGTTGCTGCATTGTATATCATTTCGCGCAGGCTAATTCGTTGTGCTGGGTTTTCAACAGTAACGCTAAGTGGTTCCCACCTTGCTTTGCCCGCCCACTGCTTAAAGATGGCTTTTGCAACAACTTTCCCGTCTTCTGTAACACGTACTTTTAGAAATTCCTGAAACTCATCACCTGGATTTACCAAGTTCACAGAAATAGCATAATTCCCTTCACGGAAATTACGTCTTTTCTTCATTTGTCTCTGTATTTCTAATAGTTTCATTTTAGTCTGGTTCTGGATGGAACGTTCCAATCATACAATGTAAAAATTCGTGTCCCAATGTTTCCATTTTCTTGTCGTTCTTTACTCTTGTTGGCTTTATTGCATGTATTCTACACCATTTTGGTTCTCTGCTTGGGTTAGCCCATACCGCAAAGCCTACACGGTTAATTCTCGTTTTGCATATATCTCCGCTGCCAAATTCCTCTATGTAAGCTTGGTCAACAGCCTGTTGGTTTTCATGCCAAGTAACTGTAATCTCAACTACTTCACCACTTCTATCAAAACTTTCTGGCAAGCTGCTTGTTCCGTCTGGATCACAGCTTGTAATAAATAGCAAGGATAATAGTCCTATTGCTAGTATGCCCTTATGTATCCTCCCCACCTTTCTTCTCCTGACTTTCTTGTATTTTGCGTACGGAACGGACAAATCTTTGTGGGTCGCCGCCTCGTATCGCGCTGAGGAACCTGCGTGTGATCTGCTCTGCCTCTTCTTCTGTGTAATTCTCTGTTAGTACGTCCAAGAAATGTACTGCGGACGAGATTATATGGTGACCGCGTGATTCGACTACGTGTTCTTTAGTCTTCGTCGGTGCGGCACGTTGGAGCTCCTCCAAGATAGAGCGAGAGCTTTGGTGTAGGGCAATTTTTTTGTTTTTCACGCCAGTTCCTAAATAAGTTACTCTGTGTATTTATCTAAAAACTGGCGCAAACGGGCTATTTTAAATATTGCGTTTTCTGATTAGTTCTCGTAATGCTTTTGCTTGCTGTTTTGCTGCTGCACCCGTCTTTTTCTCTTTTTCTGACTCTGATTCTTGCACATCTGTCACCACATTTGTCCGCTTGAGCGTGTCAAGGATGTCTACTGCTGTGTGTGTTTGTGCATCTTCATCACCCTCTTCAAGATCGACAATCCTAAGTGACCTAATATCAAATTTCAAGTCAACTTTTTGTCCAACACCTGCAGATGATCGTGTCTTCATGAATTGAATCTGATAACGACCGTTTTCCTTCATGGAAATTGTTGTGAAAATTGCAATCACGTTGTCCGCTGTATTGATCTTCGAGATACCACCAGCAATATGCGCATGACTAAACTCGATTTCTTCGTGGGAGCCCCTATTTAACTGACTTGCTGTAATCATAAGTACATCTAAGTCAAGTGCAATGTTACGTAGCTCTTCAGATACGTATTTGTCCTTAACAAACATGTCTGAGGGACTAACACGCTTGTCCGTCGGTGAACACAAGTCCAAATAATCGACTAAAATTGCATCGACCTTTGATTTTGTCTGAATTTCGTATTCTTTAATGTACGCCTTAATATCGTTTGCGTCACTTCCGTTTGGCAACTGCTTAATCTGCAATGAGCCGGCCTTACAACTCTTTTTGAATGCCCTGACCTTCAAATCTACATCATCAATGTTCTTCATGATCTCTTTTGTGCTGTAATTGGTCGTCATTGCGTCCAAACGCATAGATGTTAGTTCTTCACTAAGCTCTAAACTGATATACACCACATTAAGACCAAGCTCCGCCCAATTTAGTGCTTGATTTTGCAAGAAAAGTGATTTACCTGCACCTGACTGCCCTGCCCAAATTGTAAGCGTGCCTTTTTCGATTCCGCCGTACAATTTCTTGTCAATTGACTTCCAACCCGTCGAAATCATCTTGCTATTGTCTCGCATGTGCCTCAAACGCTCTGCGGGATTATCAAAGTAGCCAATTCCTAAATCTTTGATGATGCCTAGCTCAACCGCCGCCTTCATGCGCGTTAATACTTCGCCAATGTTGTTCTCTTTGATTAAATCAATTGAATCGTATGCTACTTGTGCTGCTGCCTTTTGTTTACAGAACGTTTCAAACTCTTTCATAAACCAATCAGTGGCGCTGTCATCGTAATTCTCTATTTCAATCTCTTGGCCTGTCATTGCTTTAAGTTGCGAGTTTGAAGGCAATGAGGTATGCTCATTTGTGTACTCAAGCATAAATTCAAGTGTTTTACGGTTGTCGAGGTCCTCGAAAAATCCAGGACTAATAATGTTCTTTACCCGTACAAATGTTTCTGCATCGTTGTACAGCATTTTTAAAAACAAGTCTTCTATATCTTTTGTATATTCATTAATATCCATGTGTAACCCTATCTAATTTTCTTTTCATTCTTATAGCATGTGAATCCTTCGTTCGGGAATCTATTATGCTTTTAAGTGTTAGCAAATGCCCGTATAACTCTACTGCCTCACTAGCATCTTTAACGGGTTCGCTTTTTGCGTTGCGACCCCAATTTGGAAACGCAACAAACCATTTATTTTTTATTGCTGTTTCTATTAATTCATCGCCATCCTTATCTCTATCTGGACAAAGAATCTTTCGTCCAGGTAAGCTATTTATAAGACTTATTTGGTCGGCGTTAATTTTATTATGCAGCACTCCGATACCATTTGTAACTATTGCATCTGTCATGCCTTCACTTACAATTATGAACTCTTTGTCTTGCTGATCGTCCACACCATATATGTATGATGGCGGCATCTCAGTCAAATACTTCGGTACATTCTTGCTTGGTGGCTTGCCTGATAAACGACCAGTATAACCAACAATTTTTCCCTTGTAGAAAAACGGATAAATGAATCGTTTGTTGAACATGCGCTTCTTGCTTGGTGTCCAATACACTTTATCTATGTCAAGTAAGCTTCGACTATCCGCGTACTCTATTGCTTTTAAGAAGTCCTTGTCCTCGCAATCGTTCTCGATCCAAAATCTCATAGGATAGCAGTCTTCGATCAAATCAATCTCATGCCACTTAGCTGTAATTGCTCCTTTCAGTTTGAACTCG